GCGTAACAATAACAGGAGCACCCTGACATGGCTGACCTATTCACACAACGGAAACGAATAATCGCTAAAATTAAACGCGGCGAGACACTAACCCAACAAGACTACGACGTACTGGGAGCATACTGGGTAGTAACCACAGGTGCAGGTGCACGATAATGGCTAGTACTCACACACAAGGTTCAATTGGTAACGACGCTATCATTGAGAACATCAAAAGCCCCTGCCACAATGCGAGTTTAAAGACGGCTACACGAGGCACCGACCAAGTATTGGTGTGCTCAGCCTGCATGAAAGAGATAGAGGGCCTACGCCGTGGCTAAACTTAGTGCTACTCAGGCTAAGATAGTAAAAGGCAAAGTACAGGGAAAGACCGGCAGACAGATTGGCTTAGAAGTATACCCCAACGCTAAACCAGAAAGCTCAAGCGTTTTAGTTAGTCGTGAGTTAAATAAGGTTAATGTACAAGAAGCGCTACAGTCTGAGTTCGAAAAACAAGGCATTACTATCGAGGCTATCGTGCGTCCAATCAAAGACGGGCTGACAGCTTCTAAGACGGTAATCATTGGTAAAGAAGAAGATGCGTTTGCAGACGAAGTACCTGACCACAGCATAAGACTCAAAGCCTCTGGAATGGCCGCACAGTTCCTAGGTATAGGTAAAACACAAGCAGAGGGCGGTATACACTTCCACCAACACATTGAGAGCCAAAAGGATAAGTATGGTATATGACCTATCTAACTATCCTGTACCTCTACTAAACGAACCACCGATAGCTACCATTGAGTTTAACGCTGCGGGTTACGAAGCCTTTATGGCTGACAACTTCAAGATTATAGATAAAGAGAAGGTAGCGGTCCCCTTTCTAGCTAACCCCGCTCAACACAGTCTAAACACCTACATGGAGCGTTACATAGACATTCTCATACTCAAGGCCCGTAAGATGGGCTTTAGCAGTGATGCGCTCGGAATAGGAGCCACTAAGTTTTTAGTCGGTGAGAACGAGAAGTGCATAAGTATGAGCTTTGACCAAACAGCCAGTGACAAACAACTCGCAAGGGCTAAGTACTACATACGCAGTTATGAAGAAAAGAACCAGGTTAAAATACCGTACAAATATAACTCTAAGAATCAAATGGTGTGGGAGGGTAAACGGCTTAACAAACTAGGAGCCTATGACCACTTTCAAAACGTTTTACAAGTAGGCACAGCGCGTAACACAGACTTTGGCCGTGGTGACGATATAAGCTTCCTACACTTAACGGAGGTGTCTCTGGCTGACATTGACGAACTAATGGCTGGCGTTGGTGAAGCCTGTTTACCAGGAGCACACAAGATACTAGAGACTACAGCAGCCGGGTTTAACTCCTATAAGAAGTTCTGGGATAGGACACTACTCAACTTAACTAGCTTTGCCGCGTTGTTCTACTCACCACTATGGGAGTACTCACCTGAGTTTGTAGAGACTAAGCGTAATAACCTCGGCCGCCTCGGTATCCAAGAGTACCCTATGACACCAATGGAAGCATTTATTACTAGTGGTCTACAGTTCTTTAAAACGGAAGCAGTACAACGCTACTACGAGATGGCAGGGGGACAGGTATGAGCTTAAAACCTATCGAGTTACCGGCTAACTTAGATGCTGATATGTTCACGCTTTACCGTAAGCTAAGGCTCGGTGAGTTTTTTGTAGTCTTTATAGACACAGCAGGCGAAGGCTCAGACTTCAACAGTGGACAGTTTCTCAGTAAGACAGCGCTCGATATACCACTTGTACTTCACTACGAAGGTTCAATAGTAGACGTCACCCCCAAGCTTAAACTAGCACTAGAGTGGATATACGAACAGACGGGGGTTAAGCCGTGTGTATCCTACGAGACTAACAATGGTGGTGGCTATGAGTTAGACCGGTTACGCCGCATCAACACTAAGAATCAATACACCATCTACTATCAGTACAAACTAGATACAAAAGGTGAGCTTGAGCGTACAGATAAGATGGGATGGAACACTAACACCGCTACCCGTCCTGTGATGATTAAAGGAGTAGAAGAGCTTGTCAACAACACCCTTGTCACTCTGTACCACCTACCAACTGTCAATGAGATGTTCAGCTTTGTTAAAAAACTTAAACCAGGAGGATGGAAGGCTGAGGCAGAGGATGGCGCACATGATGACCTTATAATGGCGTTAGCAGGAGTGTGGCAGATGTACCAAACAGAACAGCCGGTAGACGTAGAAGAGATAGTAGAACAATACCAACAAGTAACGAGCTTCGCACTATGATTTGTAACCACAAATGGCACCCAATTGTAAATAACCCAGAAGGCCAAGAAATAGGCCGACATTGTTTTAAGTGTGTGACTACAGAGATGTTTAACAAAGAAGGGATAACATGAACAAATCAGACTTAAGCAGTACAGAGTTCGCCGCCTTACTCGTTAGTGAGGGTAGAACTACCGACGTAACTATGGCTAATGCACTAGCAGACGGATATCCTATTGACCCTGACCAACTAGAGCGTGCCTTCTACCGTAGAGCGTTAGGCTTTGACGTGGACATCTACATAGACCCGGCCAAGGGTAAGGCTATTATTAAAGACTTAGAGCTAGGCCTCACCACTACTTGTGCTTACTTAGGTGAAGAGACCAAGGAGAACATGGACGCCAACGCTAAACGCCTGTCTAAAGCTTGTATGAAGCTCAAGAAGAAGCATGACGACGCTATTAAAGAGGTACACGAATCGTGATTGAGTCTATGCTCGGCCTACAGTACGGCAAGATAGTAACAGAAGAAGGCTACCGTGATGGTCAGGTTACTAACCGAGTACGGATTACTCAGCAGTCTATCGCTACCAAGGATAAGGCTGAGATGTTTAAGCTCTACCTCGAACAGTTTAATAAGTTCATAGACAGTGAGGACGACTCAGTGACCTTTGAGCTGCATAAGGACAAGCGTACTAAGGAACCCTGCCGTGTGGTAGTGGTGAGTAAGGAAGTGTTGTAAAAGCACAAGTATTGTAATACACTCAGAACAAACGGACTCAGGTAAGCTCTACCGCCGCTAGTTAAAGGAACAACCCCCGCTAGTGCAGTATCTACCTGATAAGAACCTAACCTCAGCTTACGACGACGCCAAAGCAGCCGCGCGTAAACAACGCTTGCAGTACGATGAGTTCGAGCGCCTTGCTAACAACGAGGTACGCACCGACCTACCGGCTAACATGCCTAAAGTAAACGACGGTAGCCTAGCTTCTACGATTAAGAAGATACCCAAGCGCATCTTTAGTAAGCCTATGACCGGTACGTTTAAGTCCACTGACCGTGATGAGGACTGGATAGCTGAGTTAGTCTCTATTATATGGGAGCGTAAGATTATCCCGAACGCTACCACCGACGCTTCATTCTTAAAGAAGTGGAAGGTAGCACTGCGTAACTCTAAGATATACGGTGGCCAACCTATCTACACGTTCTTTACCAGTCATGGTAACTATATGGGCGCTGACATGAGCCTACCCTATGTTAAGAATGTGTACTTAGAGCCAGGTAAGGTATCAGACCTTGCCTCTGACTTCATATTTATGGACAGCTACTACACCAAGCTGCAACTGAAGCGAATGATTGAACGCGTAGCTGAAGAGATGCAACAAGCTGAGGGTGGCGGGTATGACTACGAAGGTATCTGGGACTTAGCCCTCTTAAAAGAAGTATATGACGCTGGCCCTGGCGGTAAAGACCCCCAGAGTTTCAACTCAGTAGAGCGTATGGGGCAGAATGAAGCTGCTAACGGCCTGTTTAAGTTAGTTACCTGCTTTAACCGTGGCTTTGAGGCACCATTCCAGACCTTTGCTCCTACAATATCCGGCAAGGTAGTCGGTAAACAGACCAACACTAACCCTACTGGCGACGTGCCTATCACCTACTTATATGACGATACAGACCTTATTAACCCGTATGGTAATGGACTTATTAAGACATCCGGCGCTACCCAGAACATCCTCGATAACCTGACTCAGACTGACGTACTAGCTACGCAAATAGGCGCACAACCCCCACTCGCTATTAAGGGTGACCGGTCTCAGACCGTGATGAAGTCGATGGTATGGGCACCCTCACAGTTCTGGCTACTTGGTAGCGCTGATGTACAGCCACAGATTAACGCTAACCCCCAGTTCTACAACCAACTACCACAACGCTTTGGCTTATATAAGAGTCAAATGCAATACCAGACTGGTACGTTTGATAACACAGTGAGCGCTGAGAGTGGCAACCCTGGCTTCTCTAAGACTGACGCAGGCGTGAAGGCTAACGCTAACGTCACTAACGCTGACGACAACGACACCCTACAAGCGGTAGCTGATGCGTACACTCGTGTCGCTAAGAACATGGTAAACATCCATTTTAACAACATGGAAGGCTCGGAACTCCTGAAGTTAGAGGGTGATGAGATAGACCGCATGGCTAAGACTGAGCTAGTCCCTACTGACCCAGTAACAGGTGAGA